TGTTATAGTTGATATACCAGGACCAGAACATATTGTAGAATTTCCATTTGCTCCTACTCCTGTAACAAGCGTAGGTGCTACTGCTACTGTAAATGTTAATGTCATTGTTGGAGTAGCACCAAAAACATTTGTTCCATATTTTACTTGACCACCTGCTCCTCCGCCTCCACCGCGCGACGAAGAAGGATTACCGCCTCCTCCTCCACCACCACCAACAAATAAGTAATTAACAGTGGTAGGAATTGAAACATTTGAAATAAAATTCATTGTTCCATTAGTTGTAAATGTTATTACATATGTGCTGTTTGTATAAGTAACTGTACTTCCACCTGTTGTGGTAAAAGGACGATAATAAATCATTGCCAATCCATCACTTCCTTTTCCACCTGGAGAATAATAACTGTCACTACTATTTCCACCACCGCCTCCTCCACTTCCGGTATTATAATTTATTCCATCAAATAAAAAATCATTTCCTTGAAATGTTGAAATACCTGGACTTCCTGTTCCACCACAACCGCCTGTTATGGCTGTAAATGTTATTGTTGGAGTTCCATAATTACCAAAAACACCTCCACCTCCAAAAGAAGTTATACCAGCACTACCAGTTGAATTTCTACCTCCAGCTCCACCTCCACCTCCAAATTTAAAAATTGTGCTTGTTCCATCTTGAAACGTGTATGAATATCCATTATTTCCATATCCAGAACCAGTCCCTTGAACATTTGTAACACTTACTCCATTTGTTCCTCCGCTACCGCTATTAACTGAAGTCCCACCAGCTCCTGTTTGATTAACAGCAGATCCACCTCCACCACCACCTCCTGTTGCGGTTAAAGATAAGCTGGGTCCTGATATACTTGATGTTGCACCAGTTGATCCAGTTGCTCCATTAAAATCACCACTTGTAAATGGACCACCATTACCTCCACTTCCAACAGTTATAGTATAATTTCCGGATAAATCAATTGGACCAGATATGGTAACATTTCCACCTCCACCTCCACCTTCATATCCTAACCCAGAACCTCCACCTCCACCTCCACCAATTAAAAAAATATAAGAATTTGTTATTGATGATAATGTTAATGTTTGGGTTGTCGAAAAAATCTCATATACATAACCTGTTGCAGTTGTTGAAGCACTAAAAGGATTATAATATACTTGAACATAACTCTTCAAATTTTGAAAAATATTTTTTAAATCATTATTTATAACAGTATATCCAGTAGTGACCGCTTTAACACTGGATCCATCATAAGGTTGAAATATATTTGATAAATCAATTCCGCCTGAAATAAAACCAGTTGTTGACGTTGTTCCAGATGTTTTTTGTTTAAAAATATATATTAAATCTAATTCATTTACCTTGAAACCTGTTAAACTCATTATAATAATTAAATATAAAATAAAATTGAATTAAATTTAAAAAGATATAAGAATAATATAATATAATATATAAGAGATGATAATTCCAGTTAAATGTTTTACTTGCGGTATGGTAATTGCCGACAAATATAGGTTTTATGTTGAAGAAGTTCGTAAGAAGAAATTAGCCAAAGGTATAAATAAAGACTCTATTGATATAGACAAAGTTCTTTATTTAACAAAAGAATTCCATGAAAAAACATCAGAAGGTGATGTATTAGATGAATTGAATATAAAAAAAATGTGTTGTCGCAGACATTTCCTTACACATGTTGATATTGAATAATTTCTTAATATAATATATAATATGAATAGTCGTAAAAAAAATTCTAAAAAGGCAACCCAAAGAATTTATAAAATGCGTGGTTGTAATAAAAGTGGCTGTAAAAAAAAATCCAGAAAAAGATATTTAGGCGGGTCTTCATATGCTGATATAAATTTAGCATATCCAGCAAATATACAATCTGTTCCAAATCCTCATTTGGCTTATACACAAAATAAACATGGTGGAAATAGTGCTTATCCGGCAAAAGATCCTCCTCCTGGATTTAATTTTATAAATTCTCAATCAACACAACGAGGTGGATTCAATTGTGGAATAAAAATTGGCGGTGGCAAAAAAATGACAGGAGGTTCTGGAAATAATGGAATACCTTATCCAAATGGTTTAGTAGGATCTGGTTGGACACCCGCCATTAGTGGTTGGCCAGGTGTTGATGGTATTGATGGAAATCGAAACTATTTAGAACTTAATAAATATCCAACTGATCCGCAAACATCGATGATTAATGTTGGAGCTCAACCTCCTTTTACGGGTGGAAGCAAAAAAAGAAAAAATGTAAAAAAAGGAAAAAAAATGGTTCAAAAAGGAGGAGCTTTTTCTAATTTTTTTTTTCAAGACCTAATTAATTTAGGAAGACAATTTCAATATGGTGTTGGATCAACTTATAATTCTCTTACAGGTTATCCTTCTCCTGTAAATCCGATGCCTTGGAAAGGTCAACTGCCAAACACACCAAGTTTATCTTCTGTAAGATCTATTATATAATTATTTTCTGTTAATAATACATAATGGCACCATTTCCCACATCTTTAAAGGAATTATGCACACCTGCTATGATATATTTTGTAATTTCATTTGTTTCTTTAGCAGTTGTTTTATTACAAAATTTAGGAAATAATAGTAGTTATACAGTAGGTTCATTTTCTTGTCGTGTTCCAAACACGGCTTTAGTTTTTATTGTTAAAATAATTTATATACTTTTCTGGACATGGGTTCTTAATTTGATGTGTAAAGATGGACATACAAATGTGTCTTGGTTTTTAGTTCTTATACCATGGATTTTAATGTTTGTGGTTATGGGTCTTTTAATCATTAATATGTAAAATATTAAAAATATATTTTTATTTATTTAAAATATATTTTTAAATAACATTTCTAACTATATAGTATATAATTATTTAAATGACGACAAAAATAAAGAATGGTATGTCATATGATAAAAATGGTTGGAAATATATTTCAGTTAAAGGGAAACCAAAAGAAAGAGGTTACGCATATGGTTACTTGTGTGCAAAGGAATTTAAAGTTGTTCAAAAATCAATTGACTTTATAATGATGGAGTCCTATGGATATTCATGGAATTTTTTTGTCGAGAAGGTCAGCGATGATTTTAAAAAAATGACGCAAAATGAGTTTCCCGAAATATATGAGGAAATGGAAGGCATTGTTGATGGTTGTAACGCGAATGGATGTAAAACAACAATAGATGAAATAATTACGTGGAATTTTTATTATTCAATTCCTTATTGGTATTCATTAATATCAGACAATCGCGGAGGCAAAGAAGGCGGCGCAAAAGATAAATGTAGTGCTTTTATAGCTGTAGGCGACTGGACAGAAGATGGTAAAATTGTTTGTGCTCATAATTCATTTACTGATTTTGTTGATGGGCAATTTGGAAACATTGTATTAGATTTAAATCCTGACAAAGGATGTAGATTTATTATGCAAACCTCGCCTTGTTGGGTTTGGAGTGGCACAGATTTTTTTATTACAGCAAAAGGTATAATTGGAACAGAAACAACCATTGGAGGTTTTTATCCTTATGAAAAAAAATATCCTATTGGTTACAGAATAAGAAAAGCTATGCAATATGGCAAGTCCTTAGATGAATATTGTGATATACTTTTACACGAAAACTCTGGAGATTATGCGAACTCTTGGTTATTTGGTGATATCAATACTAATGAGATACTTCGGATTGAATTAGGGTTAAAATATCATAATATAGAGAGAACCAAAAATGGATTTTTTATAGGTTTTAATGCACCATATGATGAAAGAATAAGAAATTTGGAAGTAAATAATTCTGGATTTTATGATATTAGAAGACATCAAGGAGCACGACTTGTTCGGTTAGGTGACTTAATGGATGAACATAAAGGTAAAATTAATATTGATATAGCAAAAAAAATTATATCGGATCATTATGATGTTTATTTAAAACAAGATGACAATCCTTGCTCAAGAACTATTTGTTCTCATTATGAATTAGACGCAAGAGAATATATGTCACAAGCAGATAGACCCAAACCATATGCTCCTCATGGTGCTGTAGATGGAATTGTATGTGATACAAAAATGGCAAAAAATATGTCATTTTGTGGTCGTTTTGGTAATTCATGTGGTATACCTTTTATTGTCGACAAATTTATTAAAGAACATAGACAATATGAAAAATTTGCTCCTTATTTAATGGATAGACCTACGCAACCATGGACTGATTTTGCTGCTGATAAACAAAAAAGTAATTTTAGGTTGACTAAAAAAAGTAGAAACGCTAAGAACAAAACTAAAAAAATAAAAGACGAAGATAATTAAATAAATTAATAAAATAATAAATTTTAAATAATCATATTTAAAAAAATATGATTACTATAATATAAAATGAAAGTTGTTACATCTGTTGTAAATAACCCTATTTTTATTCAAATACAGTATTATACTTTACAGAAATATATGAAATGTAATTATGAATTTATAGTTTTTAATGATGCCAAGTCGTTTCCAGATTATTCTAATGGCGGAGATATTAATGTTAAAAATGTAATTGAGGAACTATGTAAAAAACTACATATTCAATGTATTGATATACCAAATCAACATCATGTCCAACAAACGGACGCTTCTACAAGAACAGCTGACAGTATGAATTTTATTCTTAAATATCAAAAAGTATTTCCTGATAAATACTTATTATTGGACAGCGATATGTTTTTAATTGACGACTTTGATTTAACGGATTATGAAAATTATGACTGCAGTATTGTTTTACAAAGTAGAAATAACTTTAAAACAAATTATTTTTGGAATGGTTTATATTACTTTGACATTCATAAAATGAATAATTTACAATTATTAAATTGGAATTGTTCACCTGGTTGCGACACGGGAGGAATGACACAATATTGGTTATCAAATAATTCGCAAAATCCAAACGCAATATATTATATTAAACATTTATCCAGCGGTGATTGGGATGAAAGTAAAATACCAGAAAATTTAAAAGATAATTCAAAATTAATTCATTTTATTAAAACTGATCCAAGAAATCAAAACGGCAAATTTTATTCTGAAATATATGATAATAAATTTTTACATTATAGAGCTGGCGGTAATTGGGAAAAAAAAAATATGAATATTCATGTTGCTTTATCAATAAAATTAAGACAATCTTTATTAGATTAAATAATATATATAATAATTACATTTTAAAAAAATATGATTATTATAATATAAAATGAACAACGAAGAAAAAAAAGTTAACATATCTTGGAAGTTAATTGATATATATTTTAAGGATAACCCTAATAATTTAGTTGCTCACCATTTAGACTCATATAATGATTTTTTTAACTCTGGCATCAATAGGATTTTTCGTGAAAATAATCCTATAAGGTTTATTGAGAGAGAACAAGAAGGCGAATCATCAGATAAACGAAATGAGTGTTTATTATATTTAGGTGGAAAAGATGGAACCAATATTTATTTTGGGAAACCTGTTATTTATGATGATAATAATGCGCATTATATGTTTCCAAATGACGCACGTTTAAGAAATATGACATACGGTATTACTATTCATTATGATGTTGATGTTGATTTTATTTATTATGTTGGTAATGAAAAAAAAGAACATACCATAACATTATCCAAAATTTATCTTGGACGTTTTCCTATTATGCTTCAATCGGACCTATGTATTTTGAAATCATTAAATAAAGAGGTTCGTTTCAATATGGGTGAATGTAGAAATGATCCCGGAGGTTATTTTATTATAGATGGTAAGGAAAAAGTTATCATATCTCAAGAGAAATTTGCAGATAATATGCTTTATATTAGAAAAAACAAAGATGATGATATTTATAGTCATTCTGCGGAAATTAGGTCTGTTTCAGAAGATACGTCAAAGGCAATTAGAACTACCGCTATTAAAATTATTGCTCCTTCACCCAGTTATAGTAATAATCAAATTGTTGTAGCTGTTCCTAATGTTAGAAAACCAGTTCCTCTTTTTATATTGATGAGAGCATTAGGCGTTGTCTCTGATAAAGATATTATTAAATACTGTATATTGGATATTGAAAAAAATAGCGACTATGTCGACTTATTTATACCGTCAATTCATGATGCAAATAAAATATTTAATCAACAAACCGCATTGGAGTATATTGCCAGTTTTACAAAACGCGGAACTGTTTCAAGTGTTATGGAAATTTTATCTGATTATTTTTTACCGCACATTGGTGAACTAAATTTTTTGGATAAGGCTTATTTTGTTGGTTATATGGTTTTTCGTTTATTAAAAGTTTATACCAAGGCGGAAAAACCAACAGACCGTGATAATTTTCGTTTTAAAAGAGTGGAATTAACTGGTTCCCTGATTTATGATTTGTTCAGAGAATATTATTTAATCCAAAAGAAAGCCATTACACAAAAAATAGATGAAGAATATTATTATCACAAGGGTGAATATAAAGACGATGATACATTATCGAGAAAAGAAAAAAAACAAATTAAAGATAAATCAAAGGATCGTGGTATTCAAAAAGAGCAAAATAAATATCAAGATAATTTTATTGGTTTAATAGATGCAAATTATAAGACATTTTTTAAAGAAAGAATTGTTGAAACCGGTTTTAAAAAGGCCTTTAAAGGTAATTGGGGATCTGAAGAGCATACAAAACGTCTTGGAGCTGTTCAAGATCTAAACCGATTAAGTTGGAATACATTTATTTCTCATTTGCGTAAAATTAACTTGCCTATGGACTCAAGTGCCAAGGTTATAGGTCCAAGACTTTTAAATAGTTCACAATGGGGTTTTATTGATCCAGTTGATACTCCTGATGGTGGTAATATTGGTTTACATAAACATATGTCTATTAGCACTCATATAACCAGTGGATCATCTTGTCTTCCACTTATTAAATGGTTAAGAGCATATACTCCTATGAAATTAAAGTTGGAATGCACTCCTGAATATTTAGCTAATAATTCCAAAATATTTGTTAATGGTAACTGGATTGGAGTTATTGATAAACCTATTTCAACTGACAAATTTGATTTGGGTTTAATTGAAACATTAAGATTATTCAGAAGAAACGGTGTTATATCTGTTTTTACAAGTGTTTCATTTGATTATGAACATAATGAAATTAATATTTATTCAGATGCTGGAAGACTTACAAGACCAATTTATTACATTGATAATGATCAAGTCAGTATTAATAGTAAAGAATTTTTAGAAAAATTGAGTGACGGAGATATTAATTGGAAAACAATTATTTCTGGTTTCAAAGAAAAATCGGACAAAAATTTTAATACTAAAAACAATAAAATATATGATTTGGAAAAACTATATCCTGATATTGGCGGTGATAGTGAAAATATCAAGGATTATTTAAACAGATACAAGTCTATTGTTGACTATGTTGATACATCTGAAGAAGAATCTGCCTTAATAGCTACTAATTATGATGACCTCAAAAAAAGTAATTATTATACTCATATGGAAATTGATCCATCGCTTATTTTAGGTGTTATGGGGAATATGATCATTTATCCAGAGAATAATCCTCCAACGCGTAATGCGTTTTCATGTGGTCAAAGCAAACAAGCAGTCTCGGTTTATCATTCAAACTATCAAATGCGTATTGATAAAATGGGTGTAATTTTAAATTATGGACAAATACCTTTAATTAAATCCAGATATTTGGAATATATTAACAATGAAGAACAGCCTTATGGTGTCAATGCGATTGTAGCAATCATGTCATACACTGGTTATAATGTGGAAGATGCTATTTTAATTAATGAAGCATCTGTTGCGCGCGGTATTTTTAGAACTACTTACTATTCTATGTATGAATCGCGTGAAGAAAGTTCAAAGGTAACCGGATCTACCAGTTCAAAATTTGCCAATATACAAAAAAATAATGTTATTAAAATAAAACAAGGTTATGATTATAGTTACTTGGATGACTATGGATTGGTAAAAGAAAACACTGAATTAAATGATAAGATTATTGTTATTGGTAAAATTAATTCGAATTTAGAAAATAAAGATTTATGGATTGATGATTCAGTAAAAACTAAGAAAGGACAAGAGGGGTTTGTAGATAAATCTTTTATCACCACAGGAGAGGAAGGATTTAATATTGCAAAAGTTAGAATTCGTGAAGAGAGAATACCTGCTATTGGTGACAAAATGGCCAGTCGCGCAGGACAAAAAGGCACATTGGGTCTAATTATACCAGAAGAAGACATGCCTTTTACTGATGACGGTATTCGTCCAGATTTAATTATTAATCCACATGCTATTCCATCTCGTATGACAATTGGACAGATTGTCGAATCATTATTGGGTAAAGTCTGCACAAGTTATGGAGCATTTGGCGACTGCACCGCATTTCAGGTTAAAGGTTCTAATTATTCTACATATGCTCCTTTATTAGTTGAACAAGGTTTTCACTCAAGTGGAAATCAATTATTATATAATGGTATGACTGGAGAACAATTAGAGGCTAATATTTATATTGGACCCACCTATTATATGCGTTTAAAACATATGGTTAAAGATAAAATTAATTATCGTGCTCGCGGTCCAAATACTATGTTAACAAAACAACCTGTTCAAGGACGAGCTAATGATGGTGGTCTTCGTATTGGTGAAATGGAACGTGATGGTGTTTTAGCTCACGGTATGTCTTATTTCTTAAATGAATCGTTTATGGTAAGAGGTGATGAATATTATATTGCGGTTTGTAATAAAACTGGTGCTATTGCCATTTATAACGAATCCAAAAATATATTCTTAAGTCCAAATGCGGATGGACCAATTAATTTTATTACAAATCCCGATGGCACTCAAAATATCAAAAATATGAGTAAATTTGGACGTTCATTTAGCATATTAAGAGTTCCTTATTCGTTAAAACTTTTAATACAAGAATTACAAGTTATGAATATTCAAATGCGTATTATTACAGATGATAATGTTGATCAACTTTTAAGTATGTCTTATTCAGACAATATTAATAAATTATTACAAGTTGGTAATGAGGACCTTAAAAATGTTACTCAAAAATTGAATAAGGATTTACAAGAAATTATTAAACCAAATAAAAGGCAATTTGATATTCCGGATGAATCAATTTCTATACCGGATCCTGTTAATCTTAGTGATAATGAAGACGTTACTAATTTACTTCCTGATACACAATATAAAAAAGGTCAGGAAGTAGAGGTTAGAAATGATGAAACTCGTGAAAAATTTTTAGCTGTCATTAGAAATGTGTATTTGGATGATCAAAACAATGAGCTTTATGATGTAGAGTATGGTGACGGTGAATTTGAACAACAAGTTGATGTTTCAAGAATTAAACCCTATAATATGGGATATATTGAACAACCGTATTATAGTCCTGAAAATAGTAGTCCTGAAAATAGTGGTCTTTTTACACCAGTTTCACCTCCACAATATAGTCCTAATTCACCACCTCAATTTCAATATAGTCCCAATTCACCACAATATATTCCTAATTCACCACCATATAATCCAACTTCGCCGCCACAAACACAAACACAACAACCTATACAAATACAAATACTTCCACAAGCTTTAGTTCCAAATCCAAGTATATTAGAAGTAGAAACAGAAAAAGAAGAAGATAAAGATGAAGGTAAAGATGAAAATACAAGTAAGTCTGAAACCAAAAAAGTAAATTTCTCGGATGATACTTCAGATACTTCAGATACTTCAAGTGATTCTAAGAAAATAACATTATAAATAAAATTGAAATAAAAATAAATGTTTATGTTATTATTATAATATACTATGGCAAGTCAAAACTCAAGCGCTCTAATTTCAACTATTTATAACTCCAGAAAAATTATTTTGGATTTGATGGAAAAGCAAGGTTATAATGTTAATGATTATTCAAAATTTAGTGTTAATGAAGTTAATTCAATGAAGCAAAACAATCAATTAGACATGCTTTTAGAAAAAAAAGAAGATGATCCTATTACTAAGAGAAAAAATAAAATTTATATTCGCTACTATTTAGGAAAAACAATTAGACCGGCAAATCTTCAAGAAATGATAGATGATTTATTTAACTTGGAGGAAATATTA